CTTAAAGAGCGAATGTTACTATAAATTGGCTCAATATGTAGAGGAGAATAAGCTCACAATTCTATCCAATACACGGAAAGAACAAATCATTCGTGAGCTGGAAATGATTAAGCGACACCGCGCAGATGTAGACGGTAAGTTGCAAGTAACACCGAAGGACGTAATCAAGAACCGCGAAGGTATTTCTCCCGACGTTGCCGACGCGATAATGATGCGAATGTATTTCGAACTCAATCCAAGTTATGGACAATATGTTGTTGGTTAGAATTATTTAGCATACATTTACTGAATGAAAAACACACCACTATACGAATCGCTTAAAATGACATACGACCGAGAGCGTGAGGTTGTCAATTCAATCGCAACCTACTTTCAACAGGGAAAGGTTTTAGGAGACATCTTGTTGGAACTTTCACAGCGCAAGGATATGAACTCGAAAGAAAAAATATACATCGCGTTAATGATTGGAACAATGATGACCAAGAATGAAGAAAAGTAATCTACTCACGCAAGTTATTGCTGAATTAGAAGCGCGTGAAGCGAAGGGAATGGAGACGTACGGAACAACGTTAGACCGCACCGATTTAACGCGTTCTGAGTGGCTACAACACGCTTACGAGGAAGCTCTTGACCTTGCGCTTTATTTGAAGAAACTTAAAATTGAAGAAGATGCCAGAAAGCAAAACTAAAAAAGGAATATGTGTCTATTTGCACAAAGACCTGTGGAACGAGATAGATGAGAAACGTGGAGAGAATAGTCGCAACGCTTTCTTAAGTGAAGCAATTGAGTTCTCGTTGAAGTTCTACGTTCCCGAATCTAAAGTAAAATTGAAAGAACAAAAGTAGAAAGAGCAGCGACTGACGTTGTAAAGATTAAAGCGTGGTTTCTGCGCTTTTTTTGTTTGTCTAACTTTTTCTTTTCCACGTTTAGAGTGTTAATTTCTTCGGTCAAAATATCGGTCTTCTGTTCATAAGCCTCAACAACTTCTTGTAAGTTTTCTAATTTTAAACCTTCAACGTTCAATTGTTCTTTGAGGTTGTTAATTACTAACGAATCAGAAGCAATAACGCTATCGCAGGAGTTCACCAAACGTACGACATCAACGCGAACAATAGTATCTCGAACAAGAACAATATCACGAGTTCTTTGATAGGTGGTTTTGGCTGTAAGTTGAGCGTCTTCATAGGTGCGAAGTTGTTTGTATAGTTCAATTTGTTCAGCAAGTAGGCGGTCGTATTCGCCAGCATTGTAGTTTATCACGCTATCTTGCTTTTGAATTTCAACGTGAACGTCTTTTGCCTTATCGCGTCCCCACCAATTCCAACAAATCACCGTCCAAATAAGAGACGTTCCCAAAACGAGCAGGATTGCAAATAATAAATTCTTTTTCATAATATCTTTCCTTCGTGTATTCTGTAATTCTTAACGCTAAAAGCACCATTCGTTCCCTTGTCTACAATGGCGAATCCGTGATTGTACTTTGAATAAGGATTGTAGTCGGGTGAAAGTTCTGATAAGCAACCAACACCCCAACAGGTTATAAACTTTCCGTTAGCATCGCGCTCATTGTGTTCTGCTGTCTGGTGATGATGTCCACACAAAGAAGAAACTTTCGTCTTCATAAATAAACCACGCGCCACGTTGACCGAAGGAAGGAATTGTTTCCCGAACTCGTGACCGTGAAAGATTGAAAGTTTGCCAATGTTTAATTTGCTCTTTCCGTCAATCCATTTCACGTCGTGTTTGTCGCAATGGGTAAGCGTTGGAAAGTCGAACGCGTCAATGTCGAATAGTTCGGGTGCTTTAATTCGCATATATCTCCAATACCTTTCCTCGTGGTTTCCTTCCTTGTAATAAATGTGAGCGTTTGGAAAAGTGTTTCTAAGCGACGCAAGGAATTGACGGATTGAATATAGTTCGTCTTTGAATTTTCTCTTGCGTGGATCTTTAACGAAGTCACTAATCATATGACAATCCAACGCGTCACCATTTAAAATGATTGCATCACACCCCTGTTTTAAGCCTTCAGAAATAGCGCACTCTAACGCTTCGTTGTCTTGGTATGGCAAGTGAATATCTGAAAGAATGAGAAACTTATTTCCCTTCAATTCAACGTGACGACGTTTCTTTGAATAAGATTTTGGAAGCGCGTAAGGGTTGGAAGGTCGTGGTGCTGTGTCTATCAATTCTTTTTGAGTATTAAATTTACGACTTTTCGTCCCCATTTTACCACGAACACGACGAACGAAATCACGCGCGTGTTCTTGAGAATCGAACGCTTCTGGATATTCCGTGAATAGTTTAGATGCTAAAGAATGATGAGGAGCATCGGGGAACTTGCTACAAATCTCCGCTGCTATCTTGCGCGCTTCCGTTTGTTTCGCCATTTGATTTTTGTTTTGTGAATCGTTCTATTACTGTTCCACCAAACAAACCACCTGTGAGCAAAGCGAGTGTGTCAAACATCGCAATAGGACAAACGTAGTATGAAAATGTTGCAACGTAACTTAAAACGATTAAGTTAATTGTAACAAATATAGCAATAATTCGTTTCGAACTAACTTTCGAACAATTACTTAACAAACTTTTCAACCATTCCTTCATATCATTTTCAAAATAAGTTGAACGATTAAACCACCAACAACACCTGCGGTGGCTGCAATACCACTCAAACGAGCAACCTGCAACCTTTGGTTCTGAATATACTTGTCGTGCTTCTGAACCTTGCTAACAAGACCTTCAATTTTCATCTGGTCGTCACCAATCAACACGTTGTAAATACGGTCTATTTTCTTGTCCATTTCTTGGAGCTGCTCGTGTATCAAACCTATTTCTTTTTCTGTGTTCATTTCTTAAAATACAATTCAATTTCTGCTTCACGACGACGAACAAGACCTTTCAAGATAACACCACCACCTTTGTTCCAAAGACGAAAAGAATCTGCAATGGTTGGGTCGTTAGGATTGATGTTTAACTTCTTAAATACAGACGACTTTTTGAAACCACCTTGACCGATGTTGTACGCAAGTGAAACACACGCGCTGAATTGATTGTCGTTCAAAGGTTGTTTGATGAATGGCGCAATGGTGACAGCGAATTGGTCTATGATAAACTTTGCAAGTTCTTCAGCACGTTGTTGAGTGATTACATCTCCGTCTTTTACTTTTGTGCCATCCTCATAAAAGGTGTTTCCGTAGCCAATTGTCCATACATTTGACGGGCAGCGATATGCCTTCAATCGACAACCTTCGAAACGCTTAATTAGAGCGTACCCTTCCTCGTTAACTTTCATTCGATAGTTTCTTTATTTGTTTTTCTTTCTTCGCGAGATACTTACGAAATTTTTCTTCGTAAATCTTCTGCATCGTTAAGTCTTTTTTCCGTCCCCTTTTTGCCATATAATTATTTTAACCAACCTAAACCTTGACGTCTGTATTGATACACATACTTGTCGCGTCCGTCGCTAATCTCGAAAGCGTTTGAAGGATAGACATTTGTTTGTGAATATATTTGATCGTTCGTGTTTGTAAGATACTCTGGAAAGTCTGAGCTGTTGTGACACAAATAGTCAACCATTCTTTGCGTGTAGAACATAGCCTTCGAACGTGCTTGGTCGCGGTAGTTCTGTAAGTCGCTTTGTGAAATAGGTTGAGTGTCTTCGCTTGTTCTAATCACAAGACTTCCGTTGTCTGTTTTAACGTACAAATGAGGAAGCATCTCATACAAAGACCACCACATAATCATTCGACGTAAATACTTGTCCAAAAGCGTCTCGTATGCGCCCGTGATATCGTCGTTCACAACGTCTTCTTTTATCTTTTCGTACAAGTCAGTCCCCAAATACAATTGTGCGTATTCGTCTTGCGCTAAATAAATAGCAGGATACATCAAAAGAGGGTCAACGCTTCCGTTAATCCAAGTATATTTTTTGATATAGTTTTCGTCAATGAGTAGAACTTCGGGTGATAGTGCCATAATTTTTATGAGTATTTAAGTGAACCTCTGTTTGGTGTGTCGTTTGGTCTAATTGATTCTACTCCTTTTGGAAATAGTTCGTTTGGTATTTTACCCGAAACAACAGTATCGTTTTTCAATCCATCGTTAGGCAAAAACTTTCCGTCTTTTCTTTTGCGGAAAAATATCTTTCTAAAGAAAGCGTGTCTGCAATATGAACCGCCTTTCCATTCCCAGATGCTATAATTTGAGCTACCACTTGGTGCGAACTCTCCGTTTACACCTGCGTCACCCATAGCAATAATATCTTCGTAACGGAACAACGCGCCCATTTTAGAAAGTGCAACCATTTCTTGACAGAAATCGCGTGTTACCATTTCACCTTCTTTATAAGTTAAATTCTTTGAGTAGTAATAACGAACTTTGTAAAGTCCTGTGTCTAACTCATCTTTTTGATCGGGGTTTGAATAACCTCGAACGCTCATAAATTCCGTGCGATACTTTTCTTCGTCGTGTGGTGCTGTTACTTCTTCGTCAGAAATTAACTCCCATTCTTCTTCGTTGATGTATTCAGCCTTTTCGCGTAAGTGTTTAAGCCACGCTTCACTTTGCTCTTTGGTTATCTTAACAACCGCATCCTTCTTCTCCGCAACTACTTTTTTTTTTAATTCGATTGTTTGCGTTGTTGGTTCAACTACAACTTCGTCGAATGGAGAATTCATTTCGATGTTTACTTCACCTAAAATTGGAGTGAAAACTCTTTCAATGATTCTTTGATATGGCTTAATAACTTGGTTGTTGAATATCTCTAAACCAACCAACATTTCGTCTTTGTTACTTCCGAAACCTGTCGTGTCTCTGATTCCGTGAATAAGAGGTGAAACAACGCGGTGACCAACCATAATCTGCTTCGCTGTTTCTTCGCTTAAGAACTGGTATTGTTTGTCAGCATCCGATAAAGGAAACGCTTCAATCTGTGGTGCGCGTGTTGGGTCTTCGTTGAAAGTCATCAAGAATTTACCAGCGTTATTTGCACCGCTCAATCTTGTTTCCCATTCGCGACGAATAGCCTCACGTTCTTCTTTCTGTGGAATACCATTCAAGAAGTTAATGATAAACGAAGGGAATAAACCATTCAAGATATTATTGACGTGGTACAATCCCATTTGATAAGACAACTCGATATAATTCAATGCACCGAAGTAGTCTGGCTTAGGATAGTAAACACTTCCTGCGCTCATTCCGTGAGCGTAAATAACTTGTCTTGGCTGTTCTTGTGCAATGGAAGGATTAAACGCAGGAATGAACTCTGGCTTTCCTTTTTTGCTTCTTGTGTTCGCCCAATCTTTTGAATAGAAAATTCCTGTTACATCGTCTTCGTCACGATCGTAAGCCAAACGACAATTTTCAAAAGGCAAGTGATTGATTTGTACAACGCGAGTGAAGTCCATTGACCAAATAATCTCAGCGCAAAAAGCTCCTTGTAACTTTAAGTCGAATGCAATACCTTGTAAAGCGTTGTCGAGAATCGTTCCTGTACCTTGTCCTTCAATCATAAACGCGATTGAGTTCGTCAATGCGTTGTGTATTGGTGAGTTGTGGTATAAGTTGATTAAGTGCTGAGGGAATAAATTGTTTTGACCATAGTCAATCCAACCGCTTCTATTTTCTTTTTCAATCGCCTCAACAGGCTCGTATTTTGAAAGTAAAATTTCTTGTATGTTACTCATTTTAATAGCCTGTATAAATTACATCGACAGGAATTGTCGGTGTTGAAAC